TCATTGCAAACAGCAATACGTCGATGACACAGAAAATTTTTAGCGGTAACAGTGTTGAATCACAGGCACTAGAGATAACCGCAGCAAAGCATAAAATGCTGGCAATGGAAAAAGAGTTAAGAGAGTTTCTGATCTATACTGGGCAAGGCGCATTCTATGAAGATATGATGGAAGAACGCAGAAAGATACGACGAATGCGTATCGTGATGGCAAACAAAGCGTCTGAACGTAAAGCATTTATGGTAGATATGATTGCCTTAGCATTAGGAGCCGGTGCAGTCGTAGGACTATTAGTAACGTTTGGCGTTATTGTAACATCATAAAAAAGGGGCACCGAAGTGCCCCCATAAAAGAGTGTGTAATCTTTTTAATCGTCTTCAGCTAATGCTGCAAAGTAACTAAGTGTATCTTCCTCATCAGCACTCGACGCGACTGTGACGCTGGAAGATGTAGCAGAGTTAACCGCCATCAAATCCTCAACATCATCAGTGCCTGTCTGTGCTGCAATAGTCTCAGCAGTGGTCACTTTCGCGCCTCCCGTGAGTACTTGATTCAGCTTAGCCTTCAACTCATCATAAGTCTTGAAGTTCTTAGGATCAACCATCTCAGCAAGTGAATGCTGCTTGCCCCAGATTGCTTCAATCTCTTCATCAGAGTCTGCAACCGCAGAAGGAGATGATTCAAACTCAGACTTGTCGTAATTACGATAGCCTTCTACCTGACGCGCCTTCAACTTGAAGTTAGAACCTTCCCAGAAGTCAAAAGGATTTGATGCTGTTTCATCTTGAAACTCAGGTTGCATCTGATCTTTGATCTTGTCAAAGATTTTCTTACCAAACTTGTAAAGCATTACCTGACCCTCGTTCTGAGGATTAGCAGGGTCTTTTACTACAAGAACATTTGCGTAATAAGACAATCGACGCTTTTGCTTTCGTGCGATGTCCTTATTAGATTCAACACCACTGTTCCAAAGTTCGCTGTTCAATTCTGATACAGGGTCTTGTTGATTCAAAGTAGTGAGTGAGTTCTCAATGTACCACTTACCTGTAGGACCTTGAAAGCCATGATTCCATAAACGAACCCAGGGAAGTTCTTCACCTTTAGGGGGAGCAAGAAAACGTAAGACAGCATACCCATTGCCAGCAGAATCTACTGTGAGCTTCCATTCGTTACCGTTGTCTCGGCTTTGTTGTTTAGGGGAATCGATCTTTTCAACTTCTTTCATCAAGTTGTCGAAAGAGCCTCTTGCTTTGCGCAAGTCTGATAGGGAATTAAATGACATATTTTGTATCTCCGTATATGCGTTGTATTTTTGTATAGTGTCCTGTATTAGCGGACACTATTATTTATAATGCCCACAAACAGCGAATTTTAGTTCTTCGCTGATTTGGACAAATGGACGATACTTCTTGATCAACATGTTGGTGTCTTCTAAGAAGATATCATCAGCCTCTATAGTAACATAATTGTAGAGTTTGTCAAGTGCTACAATCGTTTCTAAAGAAATCATTTTACCAAAATACAATCTGTACACTAGAGGATGTCTCCCTGCGTGTGCATCAAAAGGAGAAGTCAATTCTTCTTTCTCCATTTCATAATCTATCTTGGCGATGTCTTGTTTAAAACTGTACGCAAAGTTTTGTCGCACAGCCTTCCATTCTAAATATCGTTCCTTTGATTGCAAGTCAAACATTCCGCCCCAGCGATCACCGGATACAAAGTTAGCGACAAGAAAATCAATTGCTTCTTTGCGGCTGTAGTCTCTAGCGATCTTACGAATTGCAGTCAAGTCTTTTCGCTTCATAAAAGATTTTTGACTAGCTCTAACAGCACCCTTTGTTTTAGTGATGTCGTAATCCTTCTTTGTGAAGTGCAGTTTGAGTGCTAGGTAGAGTTTATATACTTCAAACGGTTCCATAATCAAAAGGGTAGCTTGCCTGTTTTCTCTTTCATAAGATTTAGAGTTTCCGCTTCTTCTTTAACTTTTTCTTTAAGAGAAGGGGTCAAAAGTTTTCTGACAGATTCAATTTCTATTTCTTGTTTCGTGCAATAATCAACTAAACAATCAATCAATGGATTTTTAGTGCTGTATGCTTGTTTTTCAATGTGCTGAGAAAATTCAACCTGTGTTTTGAATTGCTTAGTTATTAAAAATACGTCTGTCATTTTTGATGTATCGGTCATGTCATTGTCTACTATAAGTTTATGCATTACTGTCTTACCTTCCATTCGTGTATGTATTCGATCACATCAAATTCGGCTTTGATGTAAGGTAGCTCACATTTAGTTTTTTCTACTTCACCTTTTCTATCAAATTCAAAAACAAATGGGTGCCCAAATGCCTCTGCTATTTCTAAAATTGTCTTAGGATCTCCTGCACCTAAATGAACCCAAGGAGGACGTTTTCCGTCGTGTGTTAGCAATAACTTTACGATGCCAGTAACAACATCAGTAACATAGGTAAAGTCTCTTTCTTTTCTACCATTGCCGTATATGTGTAGAGGTTCACCTTTTTTAATTTGATTTTTGAATGCACGGACAACAGTGCTATGTTCACCGTAGTCAGCTTCTCTGGGACCGTAGACGTTGTAAAAATACAACAGATGTGATTGCACCTGATACAATTTTTTGTACAGCCTCAGTGTTTCTTCCGCGAGAGTCTTACCGAACGTATAAGGATTTGCATACGGCGTACCTTGCAATCTGCTAGATGACTGCGCAAAAAACACGGGACACTCCCAATGTCTCGCCCATTCACATACTGATACTGTAGGACCCACATTATTCATAATAGAATCTGCTGGTTCTTGCATTGACAGCCTGACTCTAGGAGTATTCGCTAAGTGTATGATGCCATCAACTTGAGGAGTAGTCTCTTCAAACTTCACATCCTCAACTGCGCAATGAAGGTATTGCACATAATTACTCTGTACAATATGTTCACCGTTTCGCTTATCGTCTACAACTGTGACATAACATTCCATTGCTGCAAGTGCTTCAACTAAATGAGAGCCTATAAAACCACATCCACCTGTAACGATGTAATGTGTCATGTTAAAAGCCATAATTAACGCCTATAAAATATATGATTGTCTGCAACCATTACCATCTCCATACTGTCTTTCCAGTAAGGCTCTACATACTTAGCATGATAAAACAGAGATCCTTCTGTAGTATCAATGCCTGTATTATACACTATTTCAGCAACATCGAACACCTTTTTGTATACAGACTGGTCGGCTACAAAATCTGGTTTGCCATCACAATACCAACTAAATTGACATTTGTTTCTCAGTGGAACTTTCTTACCATGCGCCTCTTCCCACCATTTAGAATACTGTGCTTGATAAACAACCTCGCACACTGTATTCGGAAACCTAGATGATTTCACCCTGTTCAAGGTAACACTAGCAACAGCAACCTGTCCAGTGATTGTCTCTCCTCTAGCCTCATGATATATGTTGAGTGCTAGGCAAACTACTTCGGGGTTTATTGGAGTGGGTACAATGTATGTCGCCTTGGTTGCAATTGGAACTGGAGACAATTCTTTTCGAGGATCTACTTTTTCGCCTTGACAAGAAAAGCACCCGAGCAGTACGATAAAAATCATAAGACCTGTACGCATTAGATTGCTCCTTTAACGTAAGAAATTGGGTTGCCTCTCCTTTTGGTAACAAGGCGAGAGACTCTCCCCGCTAGCTTATGCAGCTAGTTGATAAACGTCATCGTTTGCGTTTAGTTTTTTTGCTTCTCAGTTTTACAGCCTTCTGCATTGGCTGGCTCTCCACGCATCTACTACACCCTGTCGAAACCTGACTCCCCCATCAAGAGCACTCTGTAGCGGAAGATTGCGAATCTACCCGACTTACTGACGCCGAAACGTATCAAAGTACTCTTGGTGGAGGAGGGGGGAATCGAACCCCCGTCCAGTATGCCATCAAATTGCTTCATCAAGCTAGGTATTTATAATACGATATACGGAGCGGTTAGTCAATATCTATTTTCATTTTTTGGTACTCTTCAGTCCATTTATCGCTGTACATTGTGTTTTCGTAACCATCGAACCACGGACCGCCATCAGT